TGTTTGTATGATAAAAGTTTGTCCTTTTCTTCTTTTTCTAGTTCTTGAGACATTCTTTTTTCAAAATATCTAACAACATGAGGATTCTTGTCTGGATTTAATAATCTACTTGCTTGATCAGTAGGGCCATATTTATTAGTTGAGGTAAAACCAGCTTGTTTAGCAGCTTCAACTTTACTAATCTCACCATAGTTAGAAACATAGATATCTACAAATTTACGTTGTTTAGGCGTTAATTCAGATATAGTCTTTAATTGATTAGCTTTTTTTGGCACTCGTTTACTATATACCCCTTCCTTAGAAAAATAAACTCCTAGTAAAAAAAATGCACCCCCCTGCCTCAAGGAGTATTTACTCCTAGAAATTCTAGGAGTACTCCTAGCTTTTTTTTCAATTCTAGGAGTGAATTTATCCTTATATTTCAATAAGATAAGGTGTTTACTCCTAGATTCCTAGCTTTTTTCCCTTACAAAAAAAATTTTATTTTATTTTTTTTTCTAAGCAGAGGGTATACAGGGGATATTTCTAGGAATCCACGTAATATCTAGTGTTTTGAGCATCGTTTCTAGGAGTAACCCTGGCCCGTGATCCGTGGCTCTTGTACCTTAGAACCATTATAAACTATACCTTAGAATTATTATAAACTACATTTTATCCTTGACTTATTGACCACGATCCATGTATGATGAGTTGTTTTCATAAAGAGCATTGTTCTTTGGTTAAGTTAGATTGGGGGCACTTCGGGAGACTGAGCTGCCCCTTTCTTATATGCTCGTAACTAAATTCGATATAAATACAGTCGTACAAAGATCCACTGCTGCTCGAAGATGATTCAAATGTTTTCGGTGATATTTCTTAGATTCTACTTCCTTACAATTTCTATATTTAGTAAATTGTGTTGCGTATTTTTTCCATGCAAAATTTCTAGGAGAAAACTGAATATCTCCTTTCATGATTGCCATCTTATATCTTTCTTTAACATGTTCAGGTTCAAACCCTGAGTAATAACATACCGTGTAAAAATCAGTCACATTAGACATAATCCAGTCATGAGCATCACATTTATATATTGAAGGCTTTCGGTCCTGGGACTTTGATCCAGCGTCCTCTATGGCGTTAACAAGCACACCACGCCACATCTTTTCTTCGGGCTCAACATCAGTGCTTAATAATTGCGTTGCGAAGCTAGTGCCCATAAGTTTTAATAAGGAAAGAGAGTAAGTCACGGTAATAAATAGTTTGATCTATATTAGCTCGACTTTTTTTATAATGTTCATAGTCAATATGTACACCATCAATAACATCGTGTATATCCTGTCCACTATGTTTTGGTTGGTCAGGTTCTTTTAAAAAAATATCTCTCGCCATAGAGTTATTATATTGATTTACCTGTATCTTTTCCACCTTTGATGACCTTTAATTTATAAAGCTTGGCTTGTGTTTTTAATTTTTTTTCTTTTCTAAATTGCCAGACAGCATTAATATCAGCCATAAACTGTGGATCAAAGCTTTCTCTGTATCCTAATTTATCGCCCATATACAAACGAAACATACTCGTTGTAACGGTTTTATATTCTTTATCGGTTAGTTTCCCTGCTAAAATTTGCAGGGACCCCATAAAAGGGTTAATGGATGGTGTTTTTTTTGCCACTTATGAACTCCTTCAACAAATCAATTAATTTAAGCACATAGGCCGTTGAGACTGTTGCTGGTTCTTGGTTCGTGACTATTTTATCCTGTTCAAAGTGACCTGCTCCATTACACTCTTTGCATGTCTGCGTCTCCGAGTATGGAATTATTCTAACAAATCCATTCCCTTTGCAGTTAGCACATATTTTGTAAGGATCACCGTATTTCATTTTCTTTTTATATCTTTTTTTAGCCATGAGTAAAGCCTTTTTTTCTAGGGTTTCTGTTCTTAGGCCACCTACATTTAAACTTCTGTACTACGACATTTTCTAAATTTTTCTCATCGCCAGTTAAAATGAGAATATCGTGACCATTTTTGTGTGAATGAACGTTATAAGTAATAAAGTTGTTAACTTTAATCTCTCTTGTATTAGTTTTTAAATCATCAATATATTTATTTAAATCAATACAATTTTTATCCTTCATCATTATTTCCTCTCTATGTTGTCATCAAGCTTATGATAATTTTCAGCGTCTCGCATAATTGCAATCGCATCATCACAACTTTTTATTACGTTTTGTCGGAGCTTATCTAGACTTTCTTGTGTTTTTTCTAAATTTTTTTCTAACTTTACTATTATTGCTTTTAGTTTTGCTACTTCGTCCATTTAAATCCTCCTTTCCAATTAAACTTTTATCCATTTTCAAAATATGTTCCTTGTATTCAACTGTTGTCATTTTATTTTTTAACGCTTGAAATTCAACATACTCATTTACAAGTTTTGAAATCATTGATGCAGGGGACCTAAACTTTTGATTGCAAAGTCCTTGTAAGACATCGTAGTCAGGTTTTCTTACGGCCACACTCTTGAATTTATTTATATCCATGTTTTTTTAACTCCTCTTTCATTTGTTGTTTAGTTTTTATTTTGGGATCTGGTAATACAATCATCATTCTCTCAAAATATGGATTGTTGTCGCTAAAATCCCAATTTCTTTTTCTAGTTAATCTAGCATGAGCTTGGTATTGTCTATCTTTCCAATCTATCTCGTTAAATTTTAAAGCAGCCATATTGATGCTCCTATCACTAATGCAAGTTTTGGAAATAATAATGTAAGTATTACTATTCCAATTATTAAATGAATCCAACTCATCTGCTCTCCAATTCATTCATTGCTAACATCGTACACAGATCTGTGTGTAATGGTTTTTCATACATATCTTTATGTTTAATGTGTACATTTTTTAACTTACCAGCTATCTCATCAAAATTAGTTCCTTCTGATAGAGCAATATCTATCTTCTCAACTAATGTTTTAAATAACTTTGATTTACTCTTTAAGTTCATTTGTTTTTTCCTCCTTTATACTTTCTTTTGCGTCTTTCTCATTTAAAAAAAATTTTTGTGTAAAAGACTCATTGTTTACAGCTTGTATTAATTTTTTAATAAGTATTTTCTTAGGTTTTTTTTCCCCAAATTTATGAATCCAAACATAACCTTCTTTACATTTATTTTTCATCCCATATATATAAGAAATCCCATCGTCTATGTCAAACTGTATTTTGTGCTAATATAATTTATGAAAGAATTTTTTATGATTGGTATTTTATGCGTTTTAGAGCCTTTTTCAGGTATAGAGAAGTGTGCATACATTCATGAAGATCCGATTACATATTATGATGAAAAAACTTGTATGGACCTGGCATACAAAAAAGTCAATGAAATGGGGACTAATTTAACCTCTGAAGGTATCCAAATCACTCAATTAAAAATGAACTGCATTGTTGACAAGTCTAAACAAAACACTTGATTTTACACCAAATAGTTGATAAGATTATCTTATGAAACAATAAGGGGATCTTGGTAGAGGTACTAAAAGATTCCATATAACTTATGAGGAGCTAGAAAATGGCACTACAAAAGTTGATATCGGAGAAGCTACAGCTGGAGTCCAAATGGGCCAGCCAAGCGCTGTCACAGGGTAGAGTTACTACTGACATGAAGTGGATCGATATTAAAATTAAAGAACTAAGAGTTGCAATCAACAACCAAAGTGTAATTGATGCAAAAACTCTTTATAAAAAAACTGCTTAATTAGTAGTTTTTATTTTTTTTTTTCAAAAAACATTAATTTGTTATAGGGTATTTGTCGCTCTAATATTCTCGGTAAATAAATGCGGAACTTTTTCTGTATATTTTTTCATTTTACCTTCCCACAATTTATCCATAATTTTACTCATGTCCGGGTGAAGTTCCCAGGTTAAAACATTTAATCTTGAAAAGAAATTTACTTCTTGATCTGTTTTAGCAACATAAAAGAAACTAGCATCACCATGTTTTCTAATAGATTTAAATCTATGGTTACCGTTTCTAATTTCATTTTTAAGGTCTATAACTATTGGACACAGTAATCCATTTTTCTCGATATCAGATCTAACTGTAGCTTTAAACTCTGCATGAGTTCCGTGGATCATTTTAAGATCTTCAAATTTTCTAAGCTCTATTCTATGTTTAAATATTGTATATAGAGGCCAAATAGTTTCACCAAAACCTGCAATTATATTTTTATGAAGCTTGTCCAAAATCATCTCCTAATGCAACATCAACTTTGCTTGGA